GTTTAATTCAAATGATTGGTGAGGGTAGTGTTGGGTCTGAATTCACAACTATGTTCACAATGTTTATTAATAATAAACTAGATAAAATTATCTCACCAGAAACTATTATGACTCATGATAGTGAGGAGTATGTTTTAAATACTTTAAAAGGTATTATTGGTAAGGGTGATAAATATAGAGCAGATTTAGCATCAATTTTATCAACTCGTATTGTTAACTTTAGCTCATATTATGCTAAGAATAATAAAGTTGAGAAACCATATATTGACCGTTTAGCGTTTTTAATGAATGAAGAGTTGTTTGCTATGGATTTAAAATATAAAATTGTAAAAACAACTTATAATAACAACCCATCAGCTTTCAAATCATTAATGTTAAATAAAACTTTAATTCAATTTTTAACTAAGTAATTATGAAAAATCAAAATATAGCACGCTTAACAACTACCTTATATCGTGGGAATGGAAATATGTTTGCTACTGGGTACCAACTAATAGGAGGCATCATACCAGAAGATTATCAAACTAAAATTAAGAATTTCCTAAATGAAATAAAAGATAATAAATTAACTGACAATAGTGCAGTATATGTTACTCCATTATCTGAGTTACCTTCATATAAACTAAAGAATTATATTGAAGAAAATAAATTAAAGATAACTACCGCTCGTAAACTTGAAAAATTAGATACTCTAGTTATTAATAAAGAATTTATTGAAAATCATTATTTTAATATTACACGATGGGATCATGTTTCAAGAACAAATTTAACTAACCATGTAGAAGATTATCTAATTTTCCCATCAAGTTTATTATTAAATGATAGTAAGTTTCTTCCATATACTAATAAAGATAATTGGAGTAGAATAGATAGAAAAGGAAAAAAACAAATTACTCATTATTGTGTATCAATACATGAGTATCATGATATATGTACTAAAATTCCTTATTTTAAAACTATTAAAGATAAAGCTACAATATATAGAGGAATTATGCTTGAAGGAACACACGGTTCTAAAAAAGCATTTGATAGTTTAGAGTTTTATATTGATTTATTAGATAATGTTAAGAAACATAATTTAAAAGTTGTATTTGATTCAAGTGTAAATGAAGATATTAATAAAGGATTAGTTATTGATTTTGATATATTCCAAAACTTATACGGAATGTTAAAAAGTACTGATACTGGTAATTGGGAGGTAGCTAAAGAAATTATTGCTAACTGTGAGTTTGAAGCATCAAAACCTTATATTATAGCTTTATATAATATGTTTCCTGATTTACGTAAAACAAGTGCTAATAAAAACTATAATTTAGTTAAAAAAGTATTAGATACTAAAAAATTAGGCATAAGAATACAATACAGAGGATATGTTCCGGCATTTGAATCATTGTTAGCACATTTTAGTGATAAATGCCCTGAGTTAATTCCGCAATTAATACCTTGTTTGATTTATCGTATAAACGACTTAGCTAAGAAAGAAGTGATTAAAGAGATAACACTTGCTTAATATTTATACGTAAACAATATTAATGGCTAAAGTAGTACTTTTAAGTTGTACCAAATCAAAAACCAAACATGCAGCTCCAGCTCAGGAGCTGTATTCTGCTTCTCCAATGTTCCAAAAGACATTAGAATATGGTAAATCACTCAAACCAGATAAAATGTATATCTTATCTGCTAAACATCATTTAGTTCCTTTAACTAAGAAATTAGAACCTTACGATAAAACTCTTAAGGAAATGCCTAAAGATGAGAAAGAAAAATGGGGTGAAGAAACAATTAAGCAGATGAAATCATCAGGTATCAACCCTGAAAAAGATACATTTATATTCTTAACAGGAAGCGAGTACATGAAACCATTAGCTAAATACATCCCAGATGGTAATGTAGAAAAACCAATGGAAGGTAAACGTTTTGGAGAGCGTTTAAAGTGGTTAAATTCACAAGTACAAAAATTAACTGAAGCATTTAAACGTTTAAAAAATCTTATATATGAAAGTCTCAAAAAATAAATTAAATGAGTATATCCAATTATACTTAAATGACTTAGAAGACTATGGTGATAGTCAAGCTGATTTATTAATAGCTGAATCAACATTAAATACATTCAAGTTATTGTTAGTTGAATCTAATCAAGATGTCCCAACTATATTACGTGAAGCTATAACAAAGTCGGAACATGAACAACGTGAAGTATTCGAAGATTTCTTAAATTATTTGGAAAATATATAACACTTATTTGGCTATTGGGGATAGAGATGTTATATTTAATAAATAAATTAATAACATGAAAGAAGTAAAACCATTAGTTGTAGACGAAACGTTGCAAACAAAGAAATTCACATCACCTGACGGAACAGTCCGTTATATCAAAGATGGTAAGTTACATAACTGGGAAGGCCCAGCATTAATTACACCAGAAGGTAAAGAAGAATATTATATTAATGGTGTTCAACATACTAAAGATAGTCATAAAAAGGCTAGAAAAGATGGTGTTGGATTACCATGGTATAAATCAGGTGTAGCTAAACAAAGATTTTAATATGAAGATAGGATTCACAGGAACAATGAGTGTAGGCAAATCTACACTAGTAAATGTATTAAAGGAATTACCTGAATTTAAAGATTATTACTTTGCTACTGAACGTAGTAAGTACTTACGTGATTTAGGTATTCCATTAAATACTGATAGTACATTAAAAGGACAAACAATATTCTTAGCTGAACGTTGTTCTGAGTTAATGAGAGAAAATGTTATCACTGATAGAACAATTATTGATGTAATGTCATTTGCTAAATGCGCTCAATCAATTGATAATGATGATAAAGAAGCATTTACTAAGTATGCTGCTCCATTAATTTGGGAATATGATTATATATTCTATGTATCACCTGTTGGAGTTGATATTGAAGACAATGGAGTTAGAACAACTGATGCTGATTATCGTAAGTTAATTGATATAACTATTAAGGGTACTATAAGTGAAAATTTAAATCAAATTAAAAACTTAGCATTCATATCGGGTACTACTGAGGAAAGAATTAAACAAGTTAAATCTTGTCTAGGTTTTTGATATTTATACACAAAAACTAAACACAATGAAATTATCTGAATTAAAAAAGTATATTGAAGAAAACATCACTGAAATTTTAGGTGAGGACATGGCCGCTGATAAAGCAGCACAGGACGCTAAAAAAGTAGCTATTGATAAAGAAATAGTAGCATTAAATAAGAAAAAAGCTGAATTAGCTAGAGGTCCTCAATCATCATTAGCAGAAGCTAAAGACGAAGATGAAGAAGTAGAAGATACTTATGGTAAAGAAGATGAAGATGATAAGAAAGACGCTAAAATAGCTAACGCTGAACCATCAAAAGCTGAATTAAAGAAATTAGATAAAGAGTTTAGTTCAACTAAATTAGCTAAATCATTATCACCTGCAGACCAAGAAAGACTAGATAAACTAGAATCAGGTATCAAGAAAAAATTAGCTAACCCAACCAAAGAAAATATTGAAATCGTTAGACAACTTATCAAGAAACCAGAAATTAAAAAGTTGTTTAAAGATGGAGGTAAAGATCTTAAAGCATTAATATCTGACGTTATCAGATAATACCTCCCTTAATAAGGGTTACTTATGAGTCAAGACATAAAACAAATAATTCGTGAAGAATACCTGAAGTGCGCCTCTAACCCGGCGCACTTTATGCGTAAATACTGCTATATCCAACATCCACAGCGTGGTAGAGTATTATTTAACCTATATCCATTCCAAGATAAGGTACTTAACTTATGGAAAGATAACCCATATGATATTATACTTAAATCAAGACAATTAGGTATATCTACCTTAGTAGCAGGTTATTCTCTATGGTTAATGTTGTTTCAAAAAGATAAAAATATCTTATGTATAGCGACTAAACAAGAAACAGCTAAAAACATGGTAACAAAAGTTAAATTCATGTTTGAAAACTTACCTTCTTGGTTAAAAATAACAGCTGAAGAAAATAATAAACTAACATTACGACTAAGTAATGGTTCCCAGGTTAAAGCAGTATCAGCAGCTGGCGACGCAGGTCGATCTGAAGCTGTTTCTTTGCTGATTATAGATGAGGCAGCATTCATTGATGGTATTGGTGAGATTTGGGCATCCGCTCAACAAACCCTAGCCACTGGTGGAGGAGCAATTGTATTATCTACCCCATATGGTACAGGTAACTGGTTCCACCAGACGTGGGTTAAAGCAGAAGCAGGTGAAAACCAATTCTTACCTATTAAATTACCATGGTATGTTCATCCTGAACGAGATGAAACTTGGAGAAAACGACAAGATGAATTATTAGGTGACCCTAGAATGGCAGCACAGGAATGTGACTGTGATTTTAGCACCTCAGGTGATGTAGTATTTTACCCTGAATATATAGACTTTATTTCTCAAACATATATTAAGGATCCCTTGGAGAGGCGCGGAGTTGATCATAACTTATGGATATGGGAACCAGCAGATTATTCTCGCAGTTATATAGTTGTAGCAGACGTTGCTCGAGGAGACGGCAAAGACTTCTCAGCGTTTCATA